CACCACCACCAGCGACAAAGGATTCCTGGATCTGTTCTGATAGTGGCCGATCATAACCAGGTCGAGTTTGCTGATACTCCTGAACATTCATGGCCACCTTGCGGCGCTGAACAGGAGCATCTTCGGCAGCGTAGGATTCGCCAGTATAGGGGTCACGGGTAGGTTCGGCTTTACCGGCTCTGGTATAAGCCTCTTGCTCGGTCTCATACCGGTGTCTTTCCAACATCTGTATCCCCATGGTAGGAGCACCAGAGGTTACCTCAAACCCAACCGGCATACGCAGATTAGGCTTACCCGTGATAAAAACATCTCGAGTTCCCTCTGCTGTATAGCGGAGAGGACGGGTGATAGGATCTTGGCCAGGTTCACCAGGGACAGTATAAGTTCCTAAGATTGTGCTCTCACCACCCCTAATAACAGAGTTCTCGAGAGCTTGTTTCTTCACATACGTTAGGGTCTCCTCACCGGTCTGCTTATCCTTGATGCGCTTCTCTTGGAAGATACCAAAGTCAAAGGTTATAGCCGCCGCACGACCAAAGTTTGGGACATTCATTTCAAACGGTTCGTTACCAGGATAACCTGCTGAATAGATACCCTTCAGTGGATCGGTGTAGGATTGCATGGCACCAGGAAACGGCGATGCCTCAGAAAAATATGTACCAGGCCGAACGATCGCAGCCCTGCGCTGTGACTCGCCAGGCAGAATAGCATTCAACCATTTATAGCCAGCGCGGTCACCCATACCAGTAATGTAGTCAGGCTGTGCTTCCTCCATGCCTCTCCCACTCGGAGTAGGTTTGTACAGAGGCACTTGCTCACGGTAACCACCAACAACGTTCAGACGTTTTAGGATGTCACTAGCACCCTCACCCAAACCAAGAACCTCCCACGCCATATTGCCAGGTTCTCCTTCACCGCGGGCAACACCAGTCCTTCGCATCCGCATTCTAAGATCATCATCCGCAAAAGGTGCATAGGGGATCAATTGCTGCATCAGATCACCCTGACCGGCCATAACCGCAGTATTGTAAATACCACGCCAGGCCGATTGCTGATCTTTGACTTCTTGACCAAAGCCAACGGTTACACGCGACGCATACTCAGCTTGGGCAGCCTCCCCGTGTACAGGCCCATATCTAATAAGACCACCGGCAACTTCAGCAGCAGGGGAACCTTTCTGGACAAGCGAATTGAACCAACTCTGCGGGTCTTTACTTATAGCAAGACTGGCAGGACTGAAGGCACCCTCAACATATTTCTGGAATGATTGGAATGGAGTACGCAGCTCTGGCCCCGACTCCTGACTCCCGTACCATATCTCAGGTCCGAAAACAGCAGGCCAACCAGACGGACTACGTAACTCAAGCCCCTCACCAAACGCGGTTCGATGGCCAGGCGCAAGATCAAGTATCAGTGGCTTGACATCTTTCCTGCCTTGCTGATATATGGCAACTCGAGCGAACTCTTCATCCTCGAAAGTACGTACCTCAAAATTGAGTCCGGATTGCCGCTGCATAGTGCCAAGCTGGGTGTTCAACATATTTATAAAATCGTTGAACCCAAGCCTAGTGCTGAAACTGCCTATAGTTGGATATGCCATGATGCTCCTTCGAGCGTGGCTACTTTTGTCGAGTCAGTCTCTCCTGCAATTGATAAGTTGAAGATACGACGTTTATCTCTTCCAGAAAGATGTGAGGCTGGTTGATCAAACCGCCTTCCACCAATGGTAGGCCAGTGGCTTGCATCATCAAGTAGTAGACTACAGCTTCAGGCAATTCAGGTACTTCTACGTTCGTACCTGGGGCGACATCGCTTACCATCGCCGCTTCCTGCAAGACTCCAAAGTAATTTAGAATCTCAGCTTCCAGCTCTTGCAAACCGGAAGCTACTAATCTTCCCCCGCTAGACCAGCCCAAAGCTTGTTGACCTCGAGAACCTTCCCGTGTATTTCTATACATACATCAGGAGGCAAACTTCCCCAGGCGTGCTCAAACGCATCTCTACGCATCGCTAAGACAGGCTCTTTGCCTTTCGCTTTCTTGGATGGAAATAATTCTTTTCCTTCCACATCCTTGATGTTGCACTCGACCAAAGTAAGATATGTCTCCAAACGTTTCAGCTCTTCCATCGAGATACGCTGAACCAGGGTAATCTCGTCGGGAGTCAATTCTTTGTACTTACGCTCTAAAACAGAAAATAGGTCTTGCCTCTGTTCGTGTTCGAATTGAGCTGCTTGTTTGATTGTAACGGTTGTGTTCTCTCCATCTTCTACTTTGTATTTGACATCGGTGTCTTCCAAGATGAAGGTTTTATAGATTGGGGATATTAGTTGTAAAGGCATTATTATCCTTCCTCAGATGGGAGTTTGGTTTCCACGGTTACATAGTGCATAGGCACATGTAGAATCAAGTGTTCGCCATAAGTAATTGGACGGTCGTCCTCACGGTCTATTTCAGATAGCATAGGTTCTATGTTTATCGAAAATTTTGAGCACGGGAGCAGCTTGCCTCCGATAAGGATCTCCCCCTCTGCGAAAGAACTGCCACCGTTCACAAGGACAACCGTGATGTCATCGTGTTTCTCAGTCATCGCGGTCTCCACGCTGTGGAGGGAGGGTCGGCCCTCCCTCTCAGCTTGTCTGCTTAGATTAGGTCGGCCAGGTGTAATTCGTCACCTCGTTGCCGAGGTTGATCGCGCAATAGCCGGTCGCATCAGCAATCGCAGTACCGGTTATTCGCAACATTACTGCCTGGTTTCCAGCCAGCCGAATACCACCTACCGCCTGGTACATCACGCTCGGTGCCTGGATCCGAAGATCGTAAGGCGAAGCGGGGTTAGAGGTCGGGGTATCGGTGGGGGATACAGTGTACACATCAAAATCTTCCACCCACGGTGTTGCCACCCACTGAGTTCCGTCGGTTGCGCCAGTAATGATACTGTTCCACAACTGTGAATCTTTCCACTTCAGGATGAGGTCAACAGTCATCGAGCGACCTACGATCGTGACTTCATCGAGATATGGTGAACCGAAGTTCTTTTCCTGACGGATGTCAAGGGGGGCATTAGTCAAGGTTACATTAGCTGCGGTCACGGGTAAGGCGGTCGCAGAAAAGCCTGGAACCTTGAGATAACCACCGGTCACAGAACCGATGGGGATTGATTGATAATCCTCGAACTGGGTGTTACTGTAAGTCCATGAGGGGTCAACCGTAAAGTTTGTGCCAGAAGCTCGCCCGAGGACATCAACACGCGAAGTGATGAGGCCATCATTAGGCAGAGCAAGAGTCACGCTCACGATTTTGCAGTCAATAAACTGTTCACCCAATCGATCGTTGGCATCGTCCTCAGCAGGAACTTCCTTCTGGAAAGTCATGTAAGGGACATAACCTTGGTCTGTCGCGAAAACAAACTCATGGTTAGACATGTTGGTAACCGCTGTGCCGAGAGCGTTCTCGCCAGCAGTTACAGACCACGCGCCAAGCGCACCGTGGAGGAGCCAACCGATCGTGTTTTCCAAACGTGGATTAATCAGCGCACCGCCGGAAGCCATCACACCAGCCCTATAAGGAATCGTGGGGACAGGGACGCCACCAACTTCGGGTGGACCTAAGCGGTCATCCGAAATGGTTGCAAGATCGATGTCACTCGCACGATGCTTATAAAAGGTCGATGAGATTGTGGTTTTACCCACCTGGGCACCGAACGAAAATACGCCGGTTTGTGCAGTTACGGCCATGGTGCTACCTCCTGATTAGGGTCGCCAAGTCAATACTCGAAACAGCATCTTGCCACGCCAGATATTTTTCTTTCCACCGCCGCTTCCGTGGAAGTTGGCAGCTTCTATGATGGGTGACATTGATGCCATCTCTCCATAGTCATCTACTAAGCCGGACACTGACACGCTGTTTAGAGCCATCTGTAACCGGCTATAAAAGTCATAGGCATATTTGAGTGCTGCTTCTTCTTCAAAACCTTGGCGAACAAAAAACACAGAGACACGAACATTACCTCGTCTCCACCAATACTCGCCACCACCAATCTCACCAATGGGTAAGTTCCGTAACCCTACCTGGTCAAGCTCATTGTGATCCACTCGACCATCAAGGTAATTGGGGTCTTCGTAATCGCCACCAGCTATTGCTATGCTGATGTTTTTCTTTACTGGATTCTCCTGAAACTTTCCAACATTCATGTATATCAATCGAGTAGGGTTGTCATCTGGCACTTCGTCTATTAGTCGGGTTTCCAGGGTATCCCTAATCCGATATAAGATCATGGGTACGATTGATTCAGGAATGATGTTCTCAGGTAGAGTCATCTTTGCGACTTCCGATAGGCAGGCAGCCTCTTCATCTCATGTAAGAAACGATCCATAAGCCAATCTGAAGCCTTCTTCATAGGATTGTGCTCAGGATTGCCACTGTCAACTTTCTGGTTGAATTGACGTATTTCGGTGATGCTCACAGCAGCGGGAGTGATTAGATAAGAGGCACCATAGTAGGTCATGGCAGTTGTCAAGAAGTCAGGTGGTTCGAGGGGGTCATCGTCCAGTGCGCTTTCTGTTGGTTTAGTCCAGATTGCGGAGTAGTACAAGTCAAGATCATTACTTGGTGCTTTGAAAAAGGTCACTTGTCCATCCGGATAAAGCGCCCAATCATTAGGGGCACTCACGTTCTGGCCAAGGAAGGCACCTGAAAAGATACTTGCCTGTGGCAATACTTCACCGGTGACACTATCAACCACGGCCTCCACCTCGAATATATCCGTGGGGAGGTCATAGGTCTTAGTTCCACTTACCACTGTTATTGATGCCACACTGGCTTTGGGCCAGAAGGGTAACAGGGCATCGTGCGCCGAGGAGATCGCATCCAAGAATACTTCAGGTTCGTAGGATTCCCTTTCAGGATCCTCAACCAATCTAAAAATGCGATTCCTCAGCTCACCGTATGTTGCCACTTTTACTGTACTCCTGCGGCGCCCTTCACGCGGGTTGTACCAGCAGAAAGAACTACTTCGAACACTTCAGGGGCATACGGCTGGTGACCCAAATAGGCATCCCAGGAGAACCTCTGAACCATCTCGAAGTCGTCAACTGGCGGGGGAGCGTGGAAGCGGGGTGCTCTGGCCACACCACTCACAATACCCTGCGGTCCACCAACGAAGATGGAAGCATGAATGTTGCGAGCTTTGGTGACGTAAGCATAGGTGCCAGCGCCCAGGTCAGTGCTCATATCAGTCATGATAGGAGCGTCGAGGATAATCTGATCAGGTGTTGCTGATTTTCCTACGACCCTGCGGTTATGGAGAGTACCTTCCTTGAAGTCAACGCCATTGGAAACACCGTAGGCTGAGGACCGAGTAACATGGATAGAAATGATGTCATTGACATCAATATCCGAGAGAGCGCCTGTGGACCAAGAACCAACTGAAATGTAGTTGGTGATACCGGCGGTTGTTTGACCAACCTGGTACACACCATCAACCTTGGTTGAATCGGGATCGGGGGCACCGTCACCTGCGGTAATAGCGGAATCGACCAACCCTTGGGCGATCAAAGTACCGCAATTCCACAGAACCAGTTTCGGTGATTGAACAAATCGAACGTTCTTATACGTTCCGACTTCGTACTTCAGAAGCTGGACACGGCCTTCGTACTGATTGATGGCCAACCACTCATCACTTCCAGTACCTTTCTGGATGTCATAGATCACAGAAGGGCTGGTGTAGCAGATGATGTTGTTAGCAGCACCATTGGGGCCGAGAGCTGAAGCTACGTTACGGAGCGTCATTCCAAGCCAGATGTCAAGTGCATTATCGAGCTTGAAGATGTCAGTTACTCCAACGCCTGAAAAATCAGTTGCAGTGCCTTCGTACAGGACATAACCGGTGTCCATAGCACCACCAACATAGGCATTTCTGGCTAAATAATCCAGTACGTCAACCATGTGATACCCGAGGGCACCACTCATGATCCGGCGTACACCGGCAGAGCCATTTTGCTTCCAATAGGTCACCATGTCATCATAGGTTGTGTAAGCAACCTTGCCGCCGTAGCGGTTGAAGACAATCTCAACCTGTCTGGAGTCGATATGTGAAGCGGGCATCCAAATCTGTCGGACAGCCAGCTCGGTTGTGTCTGGATGGGGGTCCAGAAGCTGGGTCATTACCATCTTGGTGGCGCGAGCGTCACCGAGGTTCTTGACAAACTGGATGGTCGGAGTGAATAACGCCCGTTGACGGAAGAGACCAATCAGATCGGGGTCGTACCAAGTCCTCTGATTCTTATCAATCACTTCCCAGGGGTTATCACTATAATAGGTGTCAAAATCACCGGCCATGATATTACCTCACTGGCTTATAAGTCTTGATCAAACAACGTTTCCCATTCCTTGAACTTCGCCTCATACTCAGCTTTTTTGGCAGGGTCTTTACCCAAAACCATCAATTCATCCCACAGTTTGTCTTTCTCATTCTGTGTCTCGGTTCCTTCTTCACCAGGAGGTGCAGGAGGCGAAGCTCCTTTGAGCTTCTTATCGACACCCGTTTCAACGAGAGCGCCAACATCTTCTGCGAACTTCTTGGCGTTAGCTTCGAAGGTCTCAGCGTCATCAGCAGCAGGGATGTATTGAGCCAGCTTCGCAATCTCTGGAAATTTCTCCATAACGATGTTCGTTTGGATCAGTTGATTGTTGAGTTGGTCACGTTCACTTTCAAGGCCGGAGAGTGATGTCTGAGCTTCCTTGAGTTGTTTCTCAAGGTCACCTTTGACTTTTTCAGTCGAACTCGATGTCGCCTTGGAGTCTTCAAAATCTTCCACCAGCTTGTCGAGCTTTGTTTTCAGAGTCTCAACCTCTTTATCTTTACGATTTACGACCTTTTGAAGCCCCAAGTAGCTAGCCTTCCAGTCACGATCATCATCGTCACCTTCGGGTTTGCCAGGGGGTGGATCTTTTTCCGCAGACTGCTGAGAGTCGTCGCCCGTACCTTTATCCTCTGGCTCCGCAATTGGATTACCATCGTCATCAAGTTTCGGATCGTCCTGATTTTCAGGGTCTAGCTTCTTAGGCATTGTCAGAGTCTCCTAGTCAGTAGCAAGAGTGAAGTGGACACCACGATCAATCATGGCTTCCATTTCAAAATAGATGATGCAGCCGCTTACTGCACCCACAGTTGGTGCACCAGTGACAGTGAGCCGGATATTATCTCCCGCAGCTAAATACAGTCCAACTGCACCCACAGAGGTGGCTGAACCAATGTTGCTAGCTGAGGCATTGAGAGTAAGCGGATCAAAATCAGTGGCGTCGATCAGGGCATCGGCAGTTCCGTCTGTCCCGAGCGTCACAGTCGCATTGGTCGTATCGAGAGCAACATCCGCGCGGATAATCGCCTGGGTAATAAAAACGCCCGCAGGCGCAGCCCAGAAGTCTTCCGCTGATGTTCCACTGATAGCTTCTTTTTGGAATGTGACAACTTTTGGTACAAACGAAATACCCTGCAAACCCATTGGACCTGCCAAGTCGAAGCGGATCTCTGGCTGTCGTCCTTGTTTGAGAGCCATTACAAACCTCCGTATTCTATAGTCGAATAAACGGCGTGTTTGCGTCAGGTATAGAGTTATTTAGTTATTGCGTTAGGGTTAGAGTCGGGTCATTTTCTAGTGTGGCCCCCACATGTATTTCAGATTGTACACTAGCTTATTCTACCATGCAAGGATCACACACCCTCTATGAAGCAAGGAATACTACCCCAATACTTGTTGATGAGGTTGTCTTCCACGAAGAAAGTACCTTTCTCAGTAGAACCTTCCCAAGTGGGGGTCATGATGCTTCCTTGGATCTCAAATAGGCCAGGCTCATTAGCATCCCCAAGAATCAAAGCATATTTGTATATTCCTGTAGGTCCATCATGCAAGACGCCGGTACGCTCAAAGGTCTCCTTTGAGATAGGTCTCTTGAAGAAAACATCAAGAACAGTGGCTTCCGAGATGTCAACCGCGGAACCATCCTCATCCACTACAACCAGGTAGAAGATAGTTTTCCTATCATGTAGTTGAATGTGTTCAACTTCTGATTCTATTGCCATGTCAAGCCTCCAATCGGACAGTCAATGACCTGACTATCCCCAAAATTTTCGTAAGGACTCTCCACATGGTGGAGGTTATTGTGACGCTATGTTTGACCGGTGCCTGGATGGTCACAGCCTGATGCACGGTAAGATAGAAATACACCTCATCGCTCGACATGGATCGTCACCGTCCTTACCACTTTCAGGTAAAAGGTTTTGATAAGCTGAACCGCACGATCTAGAAGCCTGTGTTCCGCACTATCCAGAATAGTCAATAATCCCATTATTTCAACCCTACAAACTTAGCTACGGTGAGCAATTTCTTGCCTACCTTTTCACCAAAACTACCGCTTTCAACATGTGTTGAAAGTGGCTCATCCCATACAGCACCAGCTACAGCAGGGATGCTGAAGTTGGATGGATATGCCAGACCAGCCGAGTTCCATGACCTAATGGATACCCCATTAGGATTAGCTACCTCGATTATGTTGCTATTCGCACCAACAAGATTCACCGAATATTCACCATCTTCAAAAGTGATAGCATAACCGTTGATAATCTCAATGGTTCTGGCAAGGGTGACACCGCCAATTGCAACCTCGGTACTATGTCGGTGAGTGTCTATCTCTGCCATTCCTTCCGCGTCATCCTCAATATCCTTCAGCTGCAACCGAAACCAATCTAAGTCCATTTCCCTAATTTCAGGTGTAGACTGGATTATAGACAGGTCTGCCTTCGGAACGTTGATTACCCTTGTATTCCAGTCTATCGTTATGGCCATGATTAGCTCTCCGAAACCATTTGCACCGTCACACTTGCACCCGTAGAACTGCTGATGGTTCCGCTAAGTGGAGCGTTCTTATAGTACGTTGGCGCACTGGCCTTCCTAACACGTCCATAAAACGGTTGGTCAGCTGAGTAGGTTCTGGTATCCGATACATTCCCACTTCCATCAGTCGTGGCATGAATAGGCGCAAAGGTGGCTGTTGCTGTGTCCGGTGTATTTGGCGTTTTTGCACCAATATCAAAGGTGTACGCATCAACACCAGTGACAGTAATTTGCCATACACCATTGTAATCGCCATAGGTGGCGGTCTGGATTACAACCCAATCATTACTGACCAATCCATGCCCAGTATGAGTTACCGTGACAGTGGAACCAGACCTTGCCAATCCAACGCTTGCCTGATATGGCTTAGGCCCACCAGAGGCAGCCATCACAAGAACCCTGGCACCAGTAATCGAACTTCCTGTGTCTGCATCCTGTACATGCACCGATAAAGACACACCCTGCGTGATGTTTACCGTATCACCAGAACGAGCTTTCTTATAAGAGACAGTGCCAGTACAGCCCACACAACCAATTGTCCATGTCTTATCTGAGCCTTGATCGGCAAGATACAGCACCGAGTCGTTTTGCCCATCAGTCGCATTGAAACCAGAAAAGATCACGTTGCGAATAGTATGTGTATTTTGCGCGGAAGCGCCAAGGGTTATAGCATGATGAGCATTTGCTCCCTTAGAGAAAGTTGCTCCATCAATCTTTCCGTCCAGATTGACAGCCTGATTCCAGATAAATGCCGAAGCATCAGCAGACACTTTTGAGGTAAGAAATTTACATCCAGTGAAGATACCACCACCACCGGTCACAGCATTACAGGTCTTGAAGATGGTGTTAGTAATTTCAGAATTAGACTGGAAGATAAATGTGTCCATGTCCTGAAATGCACAACCATCCATCGTGACATCAGCATTGTTGATAACCTCGAGCCTACCGGCAGAAAGAGTACCAAGAGCCTTGAAGCTGATGTTACTCCAATTCACCACAGAATCTACGTGACGGATCTCAATCCTGTTGAAGTCGGCATATGTCCTTGGTGTATCATTGATGATTATGCTTCTATTTGCATCAATGAAGTTTACGGCGTTACTTGCGGTTCCAAGTGAAAGTAAACCTTTGAACAAATAGGAGCCTATTTGATAGGAAAAAATACCATACCTGTTTGCGGTATTGTCATTCTCGGCAGCCATGCCAGCGAATGTGGCATAGTTTCCAGACTCGCCATATTCAGCATACAGGGTGCCTCTTCCATAACGAATGGCATCCACGCAATGAGGATTACCCTTGTTAACTGCGGATAGAATGTATGGGGTTGAACCAAACCAGCGATAGTTCCCTGAAGTCGGTGAATTAATTGTTTCATCAGCCGTGTATTCAGGGTCAATCGCGTTGTTGGCCCAACCACCATACGGGTATCTACCAACATCATTGCCGATTGCGTTCCAGGCATAGTGGTTTCCAGCACTTGAGCCAACACAGAATCTTACGCCTCCGTCAGCCCAAGTGCCTATGGCGATGGGTGCTTGCCAATATTGCCAGACATAGAGCACCCATCCAGAAGTCCACGTTATATTGCTTCCGTAGTCGAACTCTAGCCCACATGTCCTACCAGTTTGAACACCAGTGGCTTGCGAAATGCAGTAATTACCCTGGATGTACGCACGGTCTTCAAGCGTTTCAGCACCGCCACTTGAACGACCTACCATTTCATCCCAGGTGCCAATCGCATCAGCAAGAGTGACATCCTGAAGGTCTGTATCGTATACAGGAGCAGTCATTTAGACCCTCCTTTACAGGTCAGACGTTCTAACCGTCGTTGCAGAGCCTCCGGCTGTACCAAGAACACCAGTAGTCTCGAACGTCTTTATTGCCGTGGTTGCACCACCATTACGCACACGGATAAAGAGAGAGCGATCTGCATCATAGATTGATGTGAACTCTTCATCATCGTCAGCTGGCGTGGTGTCAATGTAACTGATAAATACCTGGCTGTCATCAGGAGCATTATCTGAACTGAAGTCGTGTGACGTGATATTAAAGGTTTTGGTACCACTAACCCATGACGCGTATGGATGCCTGGTGTATTTGCCGCTGGCGCGCTTGATGCGGATTGTTCCACTTGCCGGAGTATCAGGAGGGATAACCTCATTGACAATGACTGCGGTCACAGCACCACCAGTCAAAGCACCATTCAAGGTCAACTGGCGCAGGTTGATGTCATTAGCCACAGCACCATTTACAACTGCGGTAGCTGTTGCACCATCGATAGTGGAGTCATCTACGGGAACGACACCAGTGAGTATCGGCCCAATATACATAATTCCATAATCGCCAAGGTCGTACAGGTCTGCCAGAATAGCGGTGCCAGCAGGAATAGCAAAAGTCAATGTCTCACCAATTGTGAATGGTCCAGTAGCTTCGTTATCGTAGGCAAACCTGTAACCACGCGGGCCGACCACAAGGTAGTCGGACGTGACAAGGTT